TCAACAGGGGGAAGAAAACGGATGACAGCGAAACCATTGCTTGCTTGATCAAGCGTAGGCTTCCAAAAACGATCATCCTTGTAAGACTCTGCGCCCTTATTCATCTTCTCTAGTTCTTCAGTCAGACGCGAAATGTTTTCCTGAGAACGCTTCTTTAAATCTTTAAAGCCCATAAGTATCTCCTTTGTATAAGTGTACGACATGTACGACTTGTGTGTGTATAGTATAGCGTGTGTACGAAGCAAGTCAAGTATTTATAGTGGTAGTCTGGAAGTTTTTGGAAGCAGATTTAGTGTCTGTCCTTCTTCTTTTATTTTTTCAATAATTGGTTTTGGTAAATGTTTTGCAATATATTCTGGATCTAGAGAATAGTTTTCACAAACAGAAAGAATAGCATCAATATAACCTTCTCCAGTTTTTAGAACTCTCTTTTCAATTTCTTGCTGAAGATTTAATTCACTATTTTCAATTATCATATTCTCTATTCTCCATGTATTTTTTTAAACTATATTTTGGTTCCCAATTTAATAGTTCTTTTGCTTTTGTTATATCTGCAAGAGTATGTCTTGCTTCTCCCTGTCTCGGGTGTATATGAGTATACTCTCCACCCATAGCAATTGCAAGATCCAATACTGAATATGATTTACCAGTCCCAATGTTTATTATATTTGCATTTAATTTATGTTCACAATTCATTGCTGCAATATTTGCTTCAACAATATCAGAAACATGAACATAATCTCTTGTTTGTAAACCATCACCAACAATAGTCATTGGATCTCCGTTTTTCTTTTGTCTAGAAAACACACCAATTACTGGTGCATATGAACCACGAACAGGTTGTCTTGAACCATAAACATTGAAATATCTAAAGCAAACGCTATCAACATTATACATTTTAGAATATAATTTAAATAATCCTTCTGAGAATAATTTAGAATAAGAATACATGTTTAAACAACTAGGGCTTAGTGTTTCTGTTTGTGGTAATGTATCATTCAAACCATAAATCGCAGATGTGCTTGAAAACATAACTCTCTTTGTTTTAAACAATCTACATGCTTCTAATATATTTTGTGTACCGATTGTGTTTGTGTTGAATGCTTTTGTTGGGTCATTGATACAATTTTGTATTCTTGCTTCTGCTGCTAAATGAAAAACATAGTCTGGTTTATGTCTTTCAAATATACCATTTACTATATGTTTATTGGTAATATCATCTTTATAATATTTTGCATTTTTATTGTAGTAGAATTTATCATGTGCATCTGATGATAGATTGTCAATAACTGTTACATTATAATTTTCTGATACACAAAGTCTATCAACAATATTGGAACCAATAAATCCGCAACCACCTGTAACTAGTATATTCATTTTATTTCTCTTTCTGATCTAATTAAAGCAGAACCAACAACTTGATGCATGTCATAATATTTATAGTCTGCTAATCTACCACCAAAAATATATTTTTTAGTATCAATAATTTCTTTATATTGTTGATACAATTCATTATTTTTATCATCATTTACTGGATAAAATTTTTCTTTTGTTTTATCCCATGCTTGTGGATATTCTTTTGTAACTATTGTTGTTTTTTGTTTACCAAATTCAAAGTGTTTATGTTCTATAGTTCTTGTAAATGGTATACCTTCTTCAGTGTGGTTTATAACAGCATTACCCTGATAATCGGATATGTCGTGTTTAAAGTGCTCAAACTTTAAACTTCTCCATTCTAGTATTCCTTTTTCATATTCAAAAAATTCATCTATAGGTCCAGTATAGACTACTTTTTTTGCTTTAGAATCTAGATAATCTCTATCCTCTAAATAATCAACATTTGTTTCTACATCTATACCAGATAATAATTTTTCAAATATTTTTGTATATCCACCTATTGGTATTCCCTGATAAATATCATCAAAATAATTATCATTCATGTTCAATCTAATTGGTAATCGTTTTATAATAAAAGATGGAAGTTGATTTGGATGTCTTCCCCATTGTTTCTTTGTATAACCGTAAATAAATGTATGATATATTTCTTCACCTACTTGTGATAGAATCCATTCTTCCAAATTTTTTGGATTTTCTATATTAACTCTTACTTCTTTTAATTTTTTTTCTGCTTCTTCTGGGGTTTCTATTCCCCATAATTGATACAATGTAAAAAGATTTATAGGAAAAGAGTATAGTTTGTTTTTATATTTTACTTTAGGTCTGTATACAAAATGATTAAATTTAGTCCATTTTTTCATATATTCCCATACCATTTCATTGCTGGTATGAAATATATGTGGTCCATAATCATGAACATTTATACCATCAATCTGACTGGTATAACAATTTCCACCTATATGATTTCTTTTATCTATTACTAAACATTTTGCACCAGCATCTGTCATTTGGCGAGCAAATATTGCACCAAATAATCCAGAACCAACTATAAGATAATCATACATTATTTTAATAATTCTTGTATACTATTTTTAATATGGTTATCCCAATAACTCATTCTCATTCTATCTGTTGAAGTTGTTCTATTTTTTAATTCGTTTAATGCATTTTCACACCATTTTTTTGTAATTATATTCCAATCATTAGTATAAACAACCGGAAGATCTTGAAAATGTCTTAATTCAATATAATCTGACCAAATTGGAATTCCACCTAAAATTATTGTTTCATATGTGCGTAAACAATCTCTTCCTTCTCCTGCTGGACATGCAGAAAATATATGTTTTTTCATGGAACGATACATTTCTTCTGCACCAACTTGATGCTTGACAATATTAAAAATAGGATTACTTTCATTTTGTCTAATTAAAATTCTTCTTTCTTCATTATAACCTGTTGCATTTACTCTACAATAAACTAATTTATCTTTATATCTTTCTTCTTGAGTTTCTTTGGCAACCCATTCTAAATATGTTGAATGTCCGCCTTCAGTTCCACATCCTACTGGAACAGGTACAAATAATGGATCATTGAATCCTATGTTTATTCCGTACCATCTCTTAATAGATTTTTTAGATTTTGCTTTATCCAGTATTATCTGTGTTAAACTCAAATCATTATTTCTAGTTATAACAATATAACAACCATCATCTGGCAATGAATCAATAAATTTTAAAAGATCCACATTTCCATTAGTATAAACTATACCACTTTTTCCAATTTCATTTTTATGTTGAAATGGTATTAGATATGGAAATTCTTTAATTTTATCATTCAACCAACAAGGAACAGATGCAGAATATGGTCTATAAACATAATTTGCATGTTTAATAAATTTAGTTGAATTTATTTGGTCCATATAAAGTGGCAAAGATTCGTCTATCATATTATTCCTTCTTTTTGTAAAAATAAAGTATCCCAATAATTAAAACCACAGCCATGAGCAGAAGTTCTTTCAAATTTAATTGGAGTGTAATATTTACTTATTTTTTCTATACAAGCATTAAATAATTTATCGTGTTTGGATTTAAAATTATGTTCATGAAATTCTATTGATAATTGTTTTGGAATTGGTTTAAAATTATCGTCCATTAAAATATCATATTCACTGCCCTCTATATCTATTTTTAAACAGTCAATATTTGTTCCAATTTCATTATAAATATTGTTTAATGTTATTGTTGTTATTTGTTCTGTTCTTTTTGATTGTGGTGTATCTGAAATAAAAGTTCCATTTGCATCGTTTACATAATTTACATACATTACTTTATTTGTTGTCCATAAAGCATTTTGTTTAAAAATATCTATTGTTTCAGGTTTAATCATTGATTGTATATCGAGTGCATATACCTTTTCATTTCTCTCTTTCATCGCAAGAGAAAAATTCCAATTCCTACATCCAGCATCTATTACCCAACCACCAGTTAATAGATCTGTTTTTATTGTATGTTCGTGTATTGTTTCTATCATTTGAAATGCTTCTTTGTTACTATGAGTTCTGGACATGCAGGAATTCCTGGGGGAAGGTATTCACAACAACAATAACCACTTTCCTGACCTGTACAATATTCTAAATTATGTTTCCATAAAGATAAACCAAAACAAGTTTCATCATGTCTATGACCAGATGGACCACCGGAATCTTCCCATCTATCTGTTGATTTACCAAACAATCCTAATCGTTCTGATTCTTTCCATGTCTCAAATACTTGTCTACACAGTGGTTCATCAAAATCTAAAGCATAAAAACTTCCTGCTGCAAATTTTAATCCCTTCTCTTTTGCCTCTTCTCTGGTTATTCCAAAATGCTTTAATGCAGAATCATTACAATTTGTCCATATGAAACTTGCATCATTAGATGCAACAATTCCATGAGTTTTGCAATATTGAAATACTCTACGGATATCATTTACCAATATAGAAGCAGAATCCAACCAAACTATTTTTTTGTAACCAGCATCTAATGCTTCCTGTATAGCATGTATTTTAAAACCATACATGCTACCATCATTACCATAATGTGGTTTTGAATTTTTTGGTAATCTATCTCTGTAAATAAATTGTTTAGCATTTGGATGTATTTTATTGATACTTTCTATCAATCTATCCAACATCGGTACATATTGTTTTCCAAATGCCGATGAGCAAAATGCTATATCCTTTTCTTGTATATTCATTATTATTCCTTTACCAGATAATATCTGCTGTTGAAGTTTCATACATCCTAGATGCATCAATATTTAGTTTAGTTCTATAATTAGTAAAATTGCCACCAAATACACCCTGAGAAAAATATCCAATCATCACATCGTCGCCCGGACATTGACCCCACTGATCTACTTCTTGTATTTTTTCATTTATAAATTTCATATCTAAATTAATTAATTTATGAAATAACTCACCACCCAAGCACTGTAAAGCTCCAGACATATGATTAAAAATAATTCCATTAATATTTAAAATATTTGTATCAGCACTAGCCTTTACTTCATTTGTGTTACACTTAAATAATTTAAATATATCTTCATTTTTAAATTTAACATCACTATCAATATTCATCCAAGTATCGTTATTTTCTACATCATTTTTCATATCTTTCATACAATAAAACTTTTTTCTAAATCCTTCTCCACCAAAAGGATTACCGTCATGTGGTTCTCGTTTTCTTATAATTGCATTAAAATCTTTTGGAAAAGTATCAAACTCTCTTTGATCAACATACATAAAATGATCAACATCTTTAAAAGTTGTTATTTGTTTATTAAGTTGTCTAACAAGAGATAAATCCCTCATACAAGTAAATGTAAATACTTTAAATTTATTCATTTTATTACTTTATAAAAAATACTGCGGTTTTCCAATCAATATGCTCTGGTTCTTTGTGTATCTTTACTTCATATTGTTTTAATAGTTCTTTTGACTCATCTGATGGCATATGTTCAGAAACAGTTTGTTGATTCCAATTATCCCATATTAAATAACCACCAGTCTTAATAGATTTTAATGCATATGGTAAACATTCATTTCTGTAAATACCATCAATTATTATTATATCATATGTTTCATTTAAACAAGATTCTATATATCTTTTTTTATCTATAGTACCATCATCTAATAGTGGTATAAGACATCCATTTGACCATCTTGAATCATTGTCAACACCTGAACATTTTTTTACTTTATCTTTCCACCATAATGTTGATATACCACAACCATATTCAAAAATAGACATAGTATTTAAATTTAAAGTATTTAACCATTCAAGACATCCCACAGTATACCAGGGATATGTTAAATTGTTTGAAGTATCTAAATATCTCCATCCAAAATCATCTCTTGTTCCGTTTAGTGGATGTTTTATTATATTATTCATTTTAAAACAAAATCCTTAAATTTTAATCCAGATAATGCACACACATCATATTTATTGCTGATAATAGTAGCATCATCGCCCATAATTAAATTTAATCTATATTTAAATAGATGCCAAATTTTATCTAAAAGATATCCAGTTGCTTCTGGTTGTGTATCATGTATAACTATAATATCACATTTTTCATAAATTCTTTTTATATCATGATGTCTTCTTTCACCACATGCATGATCAACAAGACAAACTGAAATACCATTCTCTGTAACGGAATCCAACCAATTTGGAATATCTTCTACGGAATCATACCATTCTAATTTTTGCTGATCCCATTTTAAACCATCTTGTTTAAATACTAATTGATGTTTATTATTATTTAAATGGATATATTTATCCAACCATTCTTTATTGGTATCTAAACTATATAATTTTCTATTATCGGTTTCAATATATTTATGTAATTGTTCGGTGCTACCATAACCACAACCAAGTTCAAGAATTGGTTTATTTGATTGTTTTGTTAATTCTAATGCTATTTGTAGTAATGGTCTATGACTGCACCAACTTTGGACATCATTTAATAAAAAAGATGAATTGTCTTCTATAAGATTATTTAAAAATTGTTGATTCATTTTTAAACTCCTCTCAGTAATAGATTGACAAGTCTATCTATTTCTGGTTTATGACCAGAATTATAAGGTCTAATACTATGACAATCATTATACCATTCATTTAATACTTTATCTTCTTCCAATTTCCAAGAAGCTCTATCTAATCGTCTTTGACAAAATCCACCCGGTCTTTCAACACTTATGATTCTGGATCTATCTGTAAATTTTTTTATTTTTTCTATAGAATATGCTTCGTCTATACCCCAATTTGCCATATGTGTTTGATTTGGTTCATATACACTAAATGATTCTGGAATATGATTGTAATTTATCTCTTTAGATCTTCTATCAACTTCTGCAATTGATTCTTCCCAAGTTTCATGTAACTCCAATACCTGTTTAAATGTACTTCCTTTTCCACCATTATAACATGCGGGGAAATAATCTCCACTTGCATTTAAATTGATATATGCATCATCTCTGACTCCGGATAATGAGTTTATAAAGTAATTTTTAGAAATAGGAAACATATCAATATCAGATATTAACCATGTTGTATTTGGTTCTGTTTTTGGAAACCAATATCTAGCCCACTGTGCTTGAATGTGTGGGAGAATATTTGGATTTGTTTTAAATTCAACAACTGTTCCAAATTCTTCTGACACATTTAATTGATTTTTATCACCAAAAAGTATAAGAACTGGATGAATATTAAATTTTTTCTTCCAAACTTTTGATACAGGATACCAAAAATCTAGATAGTATCTTTTATCATCACATGACATTATCGCTTTATTGATTTTCATATTTAATCCTTATAATATTTTTGATCTTCAAAATTTTTATGATATTCATTATGAGTACATCCACCAGCGGCGAGTTTACCAATATAATCATTATCATCACCAATCCAATCACATCCTCTCCATTCTCCATTTAATGTTATCTCATACCAAGGTTTATTTCTTGGTATTGGAAATTCAATACCATGACCAAATCTACTCAATGGATCATGTACCAATGCTTTATTTATTACTAATGGATAAACTATTTCTGCTAAAAATTCTTGATCTATATTTTTTCTATTATTTGTATTTTTTCTACTGTATGAGTTTATTAACTCTACCATATTGTGTAAAATTTTATTTCTTGCTCCCCACATACCACCAAGAATTTTTGTAGAATGTGCTCTATTATCTCTCATAATATGAAAATTTTTATCACTTGCCAACCAAGCATCAACTGCTGCTTTATCTCTATGGTTTAAAAGACTATCGGTATCTCTGCTAATCATAACATCTACAGTTGGATCTCCTGCTGCATAAAATCTCCAGAACATACCATTCCAACTTTCATCTTCTTGCATAAAAATTATTTCTACTCCACGATTCTGTAATTCTGTTATTATTGCTTTTGGTACAGTTGGAGCAACATAAAATCTACAAATCCAATCTGGAAATATTTCTTTTGCTAAATCGACATTTCTAATTCCATTTATTGTATAGAATCCGTTATTTCCCCAAAGACAATATGATATTACCTTTTTCATTTTAATTTCCTAATCCGGTTAGACCAAATTTATCTTTATTTTTTAAATAACATTCATAATATTTTAATATATTTTTTCTATCTTCTTTTTCTTGTTCATTTAAATTTAAATATTTCAGTTCATCTTCTGTTAGCGAATAATCTTTTCCTATAAAATTATTATCATGTCTCAATCCACAACTACCACATACTGGATATTCATTTCCATATTTTCTTTGAACTATGGTGGGAACCATCCAATCTCTATCGTGTGGTCTATGATCTTTATTCTTAAATCTTTTTTCACCAAAAGCAATATCATCAAAACTTATAAATTGACTTCTACTATATCCTGCTTCATGTATTCTATCAAAAACTCCATTTAAAATACCAAGAGAATGCAAATATATTTTAGAATTTAAAAAGTCTTGATCTACTCCTTTTATGGATTTTTGTTTTGTTTCTTCTATTAATTTATCTAAAAAAGGTTTAATGTTTATTAAAAATCCATCTCTTACTCCCCACAATCCACCCATCATTTGTGATTGATGTACACATGTATCTCTTATAGTCATAACTTTTCTATCTGTTTTATTCAACCAATAGTCTACACATGCCTTTTCTCTTTGTGATAATCTACTATCACAATCTCTGGACAGCATAACAGAAACATCTTCTTCTGTTGCGGGATAAAACCTCCACAACATAGCACTCCATCCTATGTCTTCTGGCATATCAACCAATTCAACATTTGGTTGTTTTTCTAACTCTCTAATTATGTTTTGTGGAATAGAAGATCTATGAATATAGAATCTACAGATCCATCCAGGATAAATCTCCTGTGCTAATACTGCATTTGCTATAGCACCAACTGTATAAATTGGTTTATCGCCCCATAAACTAAATGATATTATTTTTTTCATGATTTTCTCATAAATTTAACTGTTTCTGATGTTGCAGGATTAAATTGGTAAATATACATTCTTTCACCAATCAATGATTCTGTTTTCATTAAACCACTATCCCATAATCTATGAGAATAATCTTGATCTTCGCCATGTGATATTTCAGGATATCGTACTTGTCTTGCAATACTAGTCTTAATTGTATTCAAATGATTTGGTGTGCGGAATTGAATTCCATCTTTACGAAAATGACCACCGCAGTTCAAATTATGAATAAAGGGCAGATCATATTTTGGTAAGAAACCAACCAATTCAACTACATCTGGTTTTGTTTCTAATGCTTTTAATATTTTTGAGACATAAATTTCAGTAATCATATCATCATCGTCTATAAAACAAACATATTCCCCTCTTGCTTTATCAATAACATTATTTCTCTTTTTACCAACACTATTCTCACCATTATCGGTTTCTGTTATTATTTCTATATTATCATGTGCATTACAATTTTTTATTTGTTTGTTTAATTCTGTGATTAGTGTGTTATAAAGATTTGCTCTTTTTGGTAGATGTAATATTCCTATTGTCCATATTATATTCATATTGGAAATCCTCTCTGTTTTCGTGATTCAAATATTTGTTTATCACTATTATAAAATTTTTCTGTGTGTTGTCTTAAATTATCTTTGATATTATGCCAATCATGTGTGATTATTTTATTGTTTATATCTACAATTTTATTTAGGGATCTAGCAACAACTGTTTGTTCTTCATCACAGAATAAACTAGTATAATCTGGATGATAGATATAATTAAACCTCTTATAATATGGATTACCAATAACCGATAAAACCATAACATTTGGATATGCATGACCACCACAATTATAATTTAGCGCCCCATCCAAATCTGGAAAATTATTATTCATATCATTCATGATGATATTATCAAATCCATGAACTCTTGGTATCATATCATCAGAAACTAAAATACAAACTTTCCAGTCATTTTGTGGTATATCTCTGTTACATGCGTCTATTTTATTTTTACTATGACCATAATAATAATCCAAATCAATTTTTGATTTCATATTTTCTAAAAAATAACGCATAGGATTATTATTACATGTTCCATCATCGGAATCCATAGAAATAATAAATTTAACTTTATATTTTCCTGATAAATTTTTTACATATTCTGAAAGAATATTTTTAAAAATATCTGGTCTAGACCTTGTTGGATATTTTATTAATAGATCTATCATTTTATAGGCTCAGTATTTGGAAAATTGTTTTTTTTTCTTTCATCATAAATTAATTTTGCTTTGCTTGTATTTCCAGGTGGCATTGTTGGTTTAAAATTATGTGTTCCTCGTAATCTATGCTGGTGATACTGAACAAGATCATCTCTTACCCATAAACAATTATGCTTTTTTGCTACCTGATATAATTCAGTATCAGCATACATGTGGAAATATTCTTCCCACATTGGTCCTTTACCTCTATTTATTTTGTTTCTAAAATCTCTCCCCAACCAAGCACTTCCACATATTTGCTCACATTCTGGACATGCCATACTTCCAAATTTATCACCATATGGTTGCATAACACCAAATGTTCCTTTAAAGTGATCTAAAAATTGTCTCCTTAAAACAAATGCAGTTTGATTTTTATCTGGATACATATCATCGCCTGCAGCAATAACGATATCGACATTTTTTAATTTATTTGAAATAATATTAACAGATTTTGGCCAACCCTGATATCCATTTGTTTCTGATTCTGGTATTACCATATCTGCAAGTTTATGATATTCATCCTTTAAATTGTCAGGACAAATAACTGCAATATTATATTCTAAATGTCTCCATACTGGTAAAGTTTTTGTTGCCATCTCAATGTTTGCACTTGGCATACCTAACCATATTGTATCATTTTTAATCATTTTATAGTACCTTTTAATCGTCTACTTGCCTGCATATGTTCAATTACTATTGGTTCTTCTTTTTCAAACCATTTACAATCAAATACTTTACAATAACTCTGTGGAAAATTAAAAGTTTTTAATCCTTTTTTATCAAATCTATCCCAAACTTTTTGTAAACTTTGTTGTTCCCAACGAGTTGGATTTTCTTCACTTTCTTTTTTCCATTCATGTATTAGTTCTATTGCAATATCAGTATTGTTAAAGAATAATGTTCCACCTGCTAGTGCTTCATTACCTCTATCATTTCCCCAAGGTTTTAGATGTGAATTTCTAGATTGATTCCAAACATTTGGTATCCAATAGCAACCAAAATCATAATTATCTAATTGTTCAAACAATTTAGGATATGATCTAAATCTTGCATCTGCATCAGTCCATACAACTCCAGATTTAAAATCTCTAATTGCTTCAAGAATTACATCTGCTTTCATTGTACAATTGTGTACCCATGAACCTTTATTAAATCTCTCATAAGATTTAAATGGATATTGTTTTAAATTTGTATTATCAGATTCTAATATAGAAGGTTGAAGAAAATGATGACATGTTCTTCTCCATTCATCTGCTTCTTGTTTATATTCTGGTGTATAAAAAGTTGTTACTGAAATCATTGTCTATCCACTTTCTGTATTACAGATGCTAAATCATGTAAAACCACTGCTTTATCTCTACCATGCATTCTATCTATCTGACAATAAGTTCTTGGTAACCATTCAGTAGTTGGTTGGATATCTGCCCATGCTTGTTGTAAACTCCATTGATCCCATGATCTTTTCATATTTTTTGAAAGTTCCAACCATCTTTCTACCATTCTTATTGTACTATTACATTTTCGAAAAAATATAGTACCAGAATTAAACCACAATAATTCAGTATGATTTGGCCAATTTTTTGGTAATTCTATTTCTTCTCTTCCAATTGGTATTTTCTTTCTTGCTCCTAATTCACCACGAATACCAAAATCCATAGGAGTATCTATAAACAAATATGGATAACTCATTATTTTTGCATCTGAATCTACCCATACAACACAATCAACATCTTCATTTAATTTTTTAAGTATAAATTCTGGTTTTATATTACAGTTATCAACCCACGATCCCCTATCTTTATACTTTTCTATATCATATTCAATATGAAATTTTTTACAGGAGTCAATTAATTTTTTTGACATGTCACTGTATAGACCGTTATCTGTATAAAAACTTATAATTTTAAATGAATTCATCTTGATCTCAAATTTTTCTTAACATTCATCATATTTCTTAAGTGTTGTCTTCTTTCAGATACAATTTCTTTTGATGGATCTGGCTGTTTCATAACATGTGGTATGACAGTAGTTAAGTTTTCTTTAATTTTTTGTATTTCTATTTTTGCTGCTGGTGTATTATGTACTATTATCTTCTCGTTATTGAGTTTTTTTCTTTCTTTTATGCTTGGTCTTCTATTTTTTTTTATGTCATATTCATCATCTACGGTTATTTTTATAGAAGTATCAATATATGATTGATATTTTCCTTCCCCCCAAGCAGAATAATCAAATTTTGGAACAAATTTTTCAAAAATTTCACCACAATTCCACGAATACCACTGAAATCCTCTTTTTAATGCTATAGGATACCACTTTTCAAGAGCATCAGCAGTATGATCTAGTGTTTTTTGATAGTTGTATTCCTTTTTCATATCAAATTCTTTCACTTCGTAGCAATATTTTTCTTTCATACTACTGGCAGATAGATCATTTCCTGCCCAGATGACAGTTTTTACACCGATATGATGTAACCATTGTATCGCAAATGTTACAGATTTATGAGGACCTCGAAGAAATGGTTCTTTTTTATTAAAAAGTAATTCGTTTATGTTTGGCCATCTTGTTGCAGTATCATATTCACATAAAACCATAGACCGATGTTCTATATTTTGTGATACCTTATTTGATGGAACTACTTTTATTATTTCTGAATTTGCATAAGCAGCAGTTCCTTCTTCACCATGCATTTCATTTACATAATCAGCAAGAATCCAATAATTTGGATTTGCTATTCTTCTAATAGCGGTGCTAACAACAACTACTGGTAAACCCAAACTAAAAACATCTACTGTATTCAGTGAAGGACCAGAACAAGCCAATACACATGCACTTGAAGGAAATACTATTTCTCTCATATTATAAATTATTTATCATGAATGATTGGATCGTTTCCTTGAGTTGTTTTGTATAATTTAAAGGATTTTCTTCAAATACAGTTATAGAACCATCTTCACAACTCATAAGGATAACAATATTTTTTACAGGTATACCAGTTTGTTCTTGGAACATAATTGCATATGCGGTTGCTTGCATAAAATATTCCTTGATACTGTCTTTACCTTTCTCAGCAGAACAGGTCTTAAAATCGATTATAGACAAGTTGCCAGCGAACTCAGCAATACAGTCAACTCTACCTGCCAAACCCAACAGAGAGGATTGTAGTGCGGTTTCGAGTGCTCTAATGTTGTCTATCTTATTCAGTTCTGACTTTAATTGTAAAAACAAATAATACTCACCTGGTGAATAATCATCAGGATTGATTGTTTCATTGTTTAAATATGCTTCTATGATTGAGTGGAACTTGTTTCCACGACGAAGAACTCTTTTTGATTCTTCTGGATTCTTTCTTCGCCATTCAGCAAAGAACTCTCTCTTCTCCCAACCTGTGACTGTAGTTACAGACGGATAAGAATTACCATCTTCTGTAACAT